GTAAGTCGGGGATTTCACTATGCCGTTAGCGGTAAAATATTGCGAGGTGCTTGAGCCTGTGGCCGCACCCTGAGCATATTTTGTCCCGGCTGCATAGATTACAGCGGTATTCACGGTCAGGATGTCATAATCCTCACTTGAGGTCGTATTGACTCCTGTCACTGTTGCGCCTGTTGTACCGTCATTCAGGATGTCACCAACTTTGAAATGGTGATTCTTCTGAACTCTCGGCGTGGTATTACCTCCTCCGTCAATTGCGAGAGCCGTCTTGACGACCTCAGCAATGCGAGTGGCGGGGTCGAAATAAACCGGAGTTCCGGCGGGAATGTATTTCTTGAGGCTATTGGTATAGTCCAAGCGTGTAACATTCAAACCCGCTCCCCCGGGGATTTCCTCAAGAATCAAGTCCCATACGACCGGACTCCCCCCAAATGGTTCGCTATTTACGATTTGCATCTTTTTTAGTTTTTAATTAAAGTTTTTTCGCCTTGACGCCTTCAGTGGCGGCGGCATTCCTCTTTTGAGCAAGTTCCTTGCCTTTGGCCTCTCCATCCGGGAGACCTCCTGAAGATTGTTTCGGAATGATGACATTAACTCCCGCATTGGCGGCGTCCTGAGTGAATTGTGTCCAATCCCCTTCAATCTCCGCAACAAGAGAGTCAATTTTATCCTCTGACTCGACTGTCAAGTTTTTTGATGCAACCTTGCCGAGAAATGACAAGGGAATCCCCTTCTCCTTGAGTTTGGAGTGAACTTTGCCAAGAAGTTCTCCATGGGTTTTCTCTGATTCATATTTTGCAAGTTTGCTTCTCAACTCGGCCGTTTCAGTCTCGACCTTTTTTTGGTGCTTTTTGAACCAATCAGGTACATTGCCGTCATTCTGATCTCCGTTCTCTCCTCCGCCGTCACCCCCGTTGGCCTGAGCCTGTATGGGTTTGCCGTTCTCGTCAAGTCCGTGTTCTTCTCTCCATTTTTTGAGATGAGTGTTTTGAGCAACTGTTGTCCTCCGGCCAACCTCTGATTGCATTGAATCATACGAGGCCTTGATTGTCTCCAATGTCAAATCACTGATTTCTGTTGATATTTTTTCCTCCTCTGTAATGGTTTTGCTTAACTTGTCAGCAATCCCAACCAAAAAGGCTTCCTGAATCCCCCCGGCGTGGCCGCCGATTTTGGTTTTCAAATACGCAAGAATTTTCTCTTTCATAGTCAAATAGATTTTCAAATTTACTGCAAAATTTATTTATAATCCAAATTATTTTTGTAATTCATTTGTAAGGATCAATCTCCTCCTTGAATATCAGGTCGTTGCCCTGTTTTTTTAATGGCTTGTCATGAATATTCTCCTCAAGGATCACCTTTGGAATTCCCCGGGGAAACGCCTTGCATGACATTTTCATCTGATCATCAGCGTTATAGTGTTCGCATTTCAGGCAAATTGGCGTTCCTATTGATGTCATATCCCTTGCATTTTTTTGATTAACCTCATTATCTCCGTTGCATAAACATTCCCTCCCGGGTTGTTGATTGCCGAGGTAAACCCTTCAGCAATGAACTCGTCAATGTTCTCCATGGAGTAAACACTGAGTTTTGTTGCTTCAAATTGGCGGATGAGTTCAAGAATCTCGCTCTTGGCTGTTGCTGACAGGATTGATCCGTTGACCTCATTGGCAAGAAGATTGTTCCCATGCTTGAGCCATTGTTTCCTGTACCATGCCAACTTTGTTGACGGCTTGAGAGCGCTGTATTCATATTCGCCGTCCCAACCCTCGTCAATTATCGGTGTCTCTCTCGCAATGACCTTGTTGATCTTCTTCACAATCCCGGTGAGTTCAAGTTTGTATTTGCGCTCAAGCAACCGTATTTCTCCCGGAAAGGCGACCGCCTCCGGTTTGATTGCCGCCAATGTTCCCGGAGAGAACTTTGAAGCAAAGAGAGGGTATGTTGTCAGTATATGGCCGAATTCATGATCAATAACACTCCTGATTGTATTACAACCGATTGGGTGAAATTTCGTCTTGACGCTCCTGACAAGACTTTCAGCGAATCCCTTGGGATCATTGAAATATTTCGCCGCCATATTGAATGATCCCCAATTTGCCGAGGCCCAAACATTCTTCCGCTTCTCGTCTCCGATTGAACTGATTCGCAAGACCTTGAATTCATTCATCAATTCATAGAGCCTGTTGTATGTTGTTTTCAGGATGTCAAGGTTCGTCACCTTATGAGTAAAATGATCAACCCCGAGGAGTGTTTCAGCGGCACTATTGACCTCCTGAACGGTTGTGGCCTCATTCATTTTCTGCTTGGTGATATCAGCCATTGACATTGCGACCTTTGGAGCGGGAGAGGGAATGACAGCCTTGGGAATTCCGGGCCTGATCAATCCATTCGCAATCTGACCGTCCTTGTAATTGTCAAGAATGAAATAAGGCGGACTCTTGGCCCGCTCAATCCTTGCCCTGTTGAACTCAACCCATTTGGTGAACTGTTCCGGCATTTGATCAATCATTTGCCCGCCCATTGGCTTCTCTCCCCGGAGCATGGCCCTGAAGTCATCCCGGGGGATCATGATCGGGACTGCATTACAGAGGCAATGAGGATGCCAACCAACCCAAATGAACCATTTTGGATAATTCCCGGCCAAGACCTCACATATCTCCGGGAAAGGATAATCAGGATGAGCGCCGGAGAGGAATATCTTGACGCCGAGGACATACGGCGTGTTGAGCCAACGGTAATGGTCAGCCAAGAGGTATGCCTGAGTTGTCTCCGTCCGGGTGAGCCTCATGGCGTTCTTGTACGCTGATTTATAAACTCCCCGGCCCGGGTGATACATTTTCTCTTTGATCCCGGGGACGAGTTTCCCGTCCTTACCCCTGACCTTCCTGAACAGCGCTGTTGGGTTATTGAGGTATTTCCTGATCCTCCGGCTGATCACGGCGGGAGAGTCCCCGTTCATGATCCCGATCCCGAGTTGAATCTCCATTTCGGCCCGGAGTTGATCACCGATTTGCCAAACAGCGTCAGAGAGTGTTTCCGCCGGACGTTCCCGTGCGACAAAACCCATTACTGAGTTGATATTCGGTATGATACCCGTGGCCTCAAAATCCTTCCCGAGTTTGCCAATGGTATCAATATATTTCCCGGTGAGAGCATTGTTCTTGAGGAAGCTGACCCCGGCGGACGCCATTTGAGCGTCCCGGATCAGGTCAAAACTCTTGGCCCGGAAATCAACAATCAAATTCCCCAACCCGACCTGTATTGGCTTGGCCTTATTGAAATCAAAGGCCTTGACAAACCTCGCCTGAGGATTGTTCTTCAGAGCCGCAACGTCATCCGCAACCTTGCCAAACAGCCTGTTGTATTTAGCGAGAAAGGCCGCTTGTCGCTGAAGGAATTTCGCTTTGAATATGTCGGAGGTGCTTGCCATAATACTTGTACCATTCAATTGTTTTGATCAGGCCTTCTTCAATTGTTGTGTTTGGTTGCCAACCGAGGAGGGTCTTTGCCTTCCTTATGTCCAACCGCCTCCGGGTGATCTTGTCAATTGCCCGGGGTTCAACATTCAATGATCTCGTCACATCAACCATGGCAGTCACAAGCCGAACCAAATCATTGACAGACGTCTCGACCCCCGTGCCAATATTGATCTCAGTTTGTAACGCCGGAAGCGCCATTGCCTTCTTGACAGCTTCAACCACATCCCCAATATAGGTGTAATCTCTTGTACTTTCACCGTTTCCGTTTATTTCAAAGGTTATTTTTGACAGTGTTGCATTGATCAATTTGCCTATCACTCCGCAATAAGGATTTGACGCAATTTGATTCATTCCGTAAACATTTGAGAGCCTGAATGTTGTATAATTCCCCCGCTGTTGAAGAAAGACCTCGGCAATCCTTTTTGAAATGTCATAAGCATTATTGCTCTTGATCTCAGCGTCCTCCGGCGTTGGTATCTGTTCAGCATTCCCGTACACTGAACTCGTTGAGGTATAGATGATCTTGCTCGCATGATTCTTCTTGAAAAAATCAATCGTGTTTGCAGCATTATTCCTGAACGTCTCAACCGGATGAGACATGGCATAAATGATGTTTG